AGTGCTTGCACTGGGAGCACCAATTTTATAAGGAGCTCTTTCCAGATGATAATTACTTAGAGTTCCTTCTCCGCCAGCAATTGAACAACACCTTTGTTGTGCGGAGTGGGGACGACCAGTACAAGTTCTGCGTTGATGGCACTCGTATGAGCGGTGACATGAACACTGCGCTAGGTAACTGCATAATCATGTCTAGTCTAGTCCTTCTTTATTGTCGCACGGTCGGGGTCAGCGCTAAACTCATTAATAACGGTGATGACTGTGTTGTATTCATGGAAGCATCTGATCTGCAGAGATTCTCCTCCCATCTGGCAGAGTGGTTCCTCGCCAGAGGCTTTGAAATGAAGGTGGAGGAGCCGGTATACGAATTGGAGCACATTGAATTCTGCCAAATGCATCCTATTCGTGTAGGTACCGAGGTTGTCATGTGCCGCAACGTTGTCTCTGCATTCAGCAAAGACGTGATGTCGTTAGGAAGTCGTGACCTTTCCTCGTACCGTAACTGGCTACATGCCGTAGGACAGTGTGGCATGTCTCTGTACGGGGACATGCCCCTCTACCAGTCACTTTATCGTTTCATGCTTCGGGAGGGCACCCACTCGCGCCTTGACCAATCTGCTGAGCTCTACAATAGCGGATTTATGAGACTCGGGAAAGTGCCCCGATGCCGTCTGGGAACTGACTATGCAATACGCCAGGCAACGAGGCTCAGTTTCCAGTTGGCATTTGGGATCACGGTCCGTGAGCAGTTAGAGATTGAGGCGTATTTGGATGCGGCGGTGCTAGCACAATCGTGCGCCACCATGCAGTCTCCACCTGGGTTAGCGCTTCTCGCCCGCGGGAAATCATTATAAGAATCCACACACACACATATTTCACACACACACAATTCATTCATCCTTCATGCCTAATGGGAAGAAACAACAACAGCAACCGCCCAAATCCAGGAAACCAAACTCCGGAGGACGACGAGCAAACAACACTAGTTTGCAACTCACCAAGCTCCAGGACGCTGTCACCAT